ACGAAGATTATCTCGCACAGCTTGTAATAAGTCCGAACTAGGCTGTCCTGTTACCGCCGCTATAATAACGTCCGTGCTTCCGGCTCCTCGCGGAGTTCTGACTATACGCGCGGCGCGGACACCGTCAACCTCTTCAGCATAAAAACGATAAACTTCCTTCGTGTCGCCAAGAATCTGACTGCGCCAGCGAGATTTTATTCTTTCGCGGTATAGATCGTCCTCTTCAATATCTTGTCCGGGTGTGGTGATCCAGTCATCTCCAACCGAAACCGAATCAAGCCCATTTATAACTCTTGTCAGCCTGATTGAGATGCCGCTTCCGATGTTATATGCGAGACTGGGATGTTCGGCGATTACCGGAATAAAAAATTCAGTGTTTGCTTTGAAATTTACATTTTCAGAAACTTTAAACCGCAGTTCCGTTCCCTCAACCACAGCCCATGTTCCGGCAGATATAGAGCCGTCTCCATAAGACGTGCCTGTAAATTTACCGGAAGTTTTTCCGGCTTGTTTTCTGACAACGCCGAGCATGAGTCCCCACAAGGAAAGGAAAAATCCGGTCGCATTATCAAGGGTGGCATTATTGAAAATAGGATTAATTGCCTTGTTATAAATTGCAAAAACTATTCGCGCAATAGTCTCAATAAAGCCGCGCAAAACTCCAACGCTTTTGAAGTTTGACAATTTCGTCTCCTCTTTGGCTATTGTGACAATGTCATCGCGGATTTCGTTTTCGTTTTTATTGATCCAGCTTTCGTTCATTTTTTCTCCTTCAGATCATATTCAAGAGTCTCTGGCGATACCGCGCCAAGAGGACTGAATTCCAAGCGAAAATTTTTATCTGTTTTTTGGTGCGCCGTAATACTTAAAGGATCGACTCGTTGATCTTCAAATGCCACACGCTCCAATTCGGCATTCACCGCATTTGCGTCAATTCCTGTGGAGTTCAGCATTTGCATCAGCGTACTTCCGGCTTCTTTATCCCAAACCAGACTGCCGGGAGTAGTTTTCAATGTCTGATCGATATCCTGCGCGATACAAGCCGCGCCAGAGATAACTTCCACATCGCCGTCAGGCGTGAAAACGATATCATCCTCAACTAATTTGAAATCAGTTCCGTAATCGGTCATGACAAACCTCCTGAACCTGTGCCGGAGATGAATGGGGCTTTCAAAGTGACATTTATAGTTCCGGCTTTGAAGCGACAGCGGTCGCAAACTGGGTCGCAAGATAATCATCGCCGCCAGTTGACATGGAGTTCATTGTTAAAAAACAGGTTTTTAATATGGCTTCAATGATTGTTTTTGTTCCGGTAAATTTCCCTTTTCCCTGTCCGGAGAATGGCGATGTCGCTCCGGTTGGCGTTGTTACAGTACCGCTTGATGTCGTTGTTACGGTGTCATCTGCCGTGCAAACGTCGTCAATATCGGTCGCAATATGCACAGCGAGATCGTCATTTGAATATGCGCTTTCAAAAGTGGCTTTTAATTTATTTTTCAGATCACCATCATTTATTGTCATTGTTCCATCGCCGACTCCGACATAGACACCAGCCGGAGCCGCGCCGCCATCTGTCGTTGACACTTTGCCGGAGACTCCATATTCCTTTATTGCGACCGCCATTTGTTCAGCAAGCCAAGCGTCATTTTTCGATCCGTCCAGCATCATGGCGAATATGCTTTTTAACTTTGTTTCAAATACAGTTTTTACTAAAGCCATTCTATGCCTCCAGCAATAGACCCAAATCGGTCTTGTCTTGTGTAATTTTGGTTATATCATCCGGACTCACAACGTGCTGTGCCGGACTACCAACAGTTTTCATTCCCATAACATTTTGGAAATGAGTATCGAGAATAGTGAATAAACTTTTTGAGCCGTTTTTAACGGCGCATTTATCGCCGTTCAAAATTACTTGTAACTTGCTGTTGTCTGCGGTTATTTTTTTGCCTTTCTCCATTTTGACTGTACAGCCGTCCCCATTGTCGAGGTTTATAAATTTTTCTTTTGAGTCAATAACGATCTTCATGCCTTCGCCGTCAGCGATAATAAACTGATCCTTCTTGAAATCATCTGCTTCGTACTCGTCAGACCACATTCCAGCCACAAATGGGTATGAAGGATTCCATGCGAGAAATTCTATGATCACCACTTGCTCTTCATTCGGGATCGCATACAAGCCGCGCTTTTTCTTTCCAGCCCATATATGCGGAATAGGAACTTCGGAAATAATCTGATCGGTATCCTCAAGAGTTCCAAGTTTAAGAACCTGCACATCAACCGAATATTTATTTTTACCGGAGCCTTCATGCACTTTTATCACTCGCGCCAGTGTCGGCGCGGCGTGGTTCGGCAAAAGAGCGTTCAGCAGATTATTGAAAAAATCGCTACTGCGTATCATGATGCCTCCCTAAACCACAAAATAAGCCGTGAATGTGATCCGCTTATTGACAGATCTGTCCGGTTGGCGATAAATTTCACGCCGTCAACTTTCACTTCCTGTGAATGGCGAATCGGCATGGGCAATACTTCTATTTTTCCGATATCCTTTTTCAGAATATTTTTACCTGACTCAAATTCATAAACCGTGCCTTCATTTTTTCCGGTATCCGCGGCAGTACCGAACCGGAACGTATTCTCCGCATCAAAGAAAAAACGGAGACCTGTATGCCCATGCTCTTCGAGCGTTTTTATGAGTAATTTGATGCATAAAAAAGCGGATATTTTTTCTGTGGAGAAACGCGCTATTTCTACTGACGGACAAGTAATGGCGGTTTTATCAATTCCGGCTTTGTCCAGGGTGTCCTGAAGTATCACGCTGGCAGTTTCTTTTCGATAAGCGGCGGTGATAGTTGTCTTAAATAATTTTGAATAGCTGTCAGTCAAAATCAGATCGCGTGACGCTCCGTGAATTCCGGCTGATAATACTTCGCCTGTAAAGAGAAGGTGTTCCTCTCCGGCAAAAGACAAATGAACCTTTACAGGATCGCCTGATTTTCCTATTTCCGATTCTGCTGGAAATTTAAGAACCGAGATTACTGAAGCTATTCCTTCATCGGTCATAAGAGAAAAAGCAGAGGGGCGTTTTTCAACGGCACTGCCGTTGATTGAAACATTTAATACTGGACGTTCAAAGCGGATATTATTTTCCATAACGCGCCTCTATTTTTTTAAACTCTTGCCAATCTTTATCAGAAACTTGCATTCTATCCTTCGCCTTCGCTATATTCTCCTGATTTGTTTTTGCCGCTTCGCTCTGCCGATCTTGGACTACTCCGGAGGCACTGTCATATTCCTCAAATTCGAGAGCGACAGTAATCATCCGGCGCGTCCGGCTTTCGGTCGATTCCAACGAAGTGAATAAAAGTTTCTTTGTTCCCCATGCGTTGATCATGGGATGGCTCAAAATATATTGTTCCGGCTTTCCGTTATCTTTAACTTTCTTAAAAGCCGCCGTGATCTGCTTTAGAAAATCCCATCGTGTTTTTCCGGCTCCGGGGTCATCAATTATTGACATGGAAATCAGTAGAGCCGCATCATCCCATCCCTGAACGATTTTTACCTTGCCGGAACGCCCTTGCACCTCTTTATTTTCCAACAGCAGGGAATCGCTTATTTTAATTGATTCCACTATGCCCGGAAGGATTTCGGGAGGCGATCCGATTTTGAGAATTCCCTCATCGCTGTCAAGAGCAAGGATCATGCCGGAACCTCCTCTGGACTGTTAACTGAATGCATAATCATTCGGACAAAATCAAGAAGGCTTTGGCACTCGTCAGCTTGTAAATACAAATTTTGAATGTGAATGGTCTGCGAGCCTGCGCTCTTTGACGATCCTTCGCCGGACGGAAATTCTATTTCTCCTCTTGGCATAGCGGCAGAAAAAACAACATCGGCTTTTTCTCGCAGATCGCTCTCATCCATGCCGGAGGCGAACGTCTCCGTCAAAGCGCGACCTGAAGTAGTGAGCATGGAAAGCGGCCCCTCTTGAGCGTCTGAATGCGGCATCTGCCGTGCGACAGGTTGTAAAGAATTACTGAACGCCGCCGCAGGCGCGGAGTCGTTGCTCTGAATGCCGCTTGCAAAAGCATCGTTGAGCGCGGCTCCCGATTCTTTACCGCCTCCAACGAGTCCTTTGAAAAATCCACCGACTTTATTGAATACGCCGCCAACCACATCACCAACCATTTTGAACGGCGCGACAAGGGCTTCTACTTTACTTCCGACCCAATCAATGAATCCTTGAATTGTCTCTTTGGGATTGTTCCAAAGATTAACAAAAAATTCTTTTATCGCGTCCCAGTGTTTTATGATGAGCAAGGGAATTCCAACTATTGGCATGAAGATCGCAACTGCGGCGAGAATCCAATCGGACGTTCCGAAGAGTAAATTTTTAATCCAGTCCCATGCGGCAGAAAACGCGCCTTTCACTTTGTCCCATAATCCGGTAAAAAATCCTGTCATACCATTCCAAATATTTTTTGCGCCATCGGTGATGTTAGTCCAAAGATTTGAGAAGAAACCCGGCATGGCTTCCCATGCGGCTTTCGTTTTCGATGTGACGTTACTCCAGAGATTACCGAAGAATCCTTTTATCGCGTCCCAGTGTTTTATGATGAGAGCCGGTATTCCGATGATCGGGAAAAATACCGCGACAGCGGCGAGAATCCAATCTGACGCGCCGAATATAAGATTTTTAATCCAGTCCCATGCGGCAGAGAAAAATCCGACTATCTTATCCCACAGTCCCTTAAAGAATCCGGCAACCTTATCCCAATTTTTAATGAGAAGATACACGCCTCCGGCAACAAGAGCGACCGCCGCAACTATAGCAAGGATCGGCCATGTCGCGGCAAGAGTGGGAGCTACCGAAGCCCACATGGACGCAATATAACTCCCGATTGCAGGTAATGCTCCGATAATTGATTTTGCCATTCCCATTATGCCGCTTCCCACAACTCGAAGCGGTGTTGCCAGCATCTTGACGCTACTGCCAAGCAGACCAATGCCGGACTTAAATAAATTTGCTATCCCTCCAGCATTCGATATGTTAGCCGCAAGTGTTGTCATTTGTGTGGCGGCGTTCAATGCCCCTGAACCCATATCCAATAAACCTTTCGCCGCCATTCCTGTCACCGCAGTTATTTTTGAAATCGCGCCGCCAATTGGAGAATTCATAATCGGGCTTACCACACTTGAAAGGAATACGAACTTCATATCGACAAAGAAGCCTTTAATTCCATTGATATCCTGTCCGATTTGCGCTTGAAGGGATTTTGAAGCGGAGTCCAATCGCGCCATTTTCGCTTCAATGGATTCCAGTTGAACGCCTCGTGCCGCTTGCGTAATGTTTCCCATTCCTTCGGTGAACGATATAGCAAAGTCCTCATAGGCATCATCAGCCAGCGCGAGGGCAAAAGTTGCCGCTTCTGTTGACCCGATAATACCTGCGAACGCTTGCTCGTCATCACCGAGCGCGGTTTTCAAAATTGCAAGGGATTCCGTAAGTCCGTATTGCTCAAGCATTGCTTTGCCAGACTCAAATCCTAAATCTTTATAAAGTCCGGCAAGCGTTTCACTCGGACTCATTAGAGTTGAGATAACGCCTTTTAATTGTTTTTGAGCCTGACCTGCGGAAAAACCTTTGTTAGTTGCATAAGCCATTGACGCGCCAAGTTCTTCAAGCCCGATACCGGCTCCAGCCGCCAGCGCGGAGATATTGCTGATCGCTCCGGCAAATTCTTCAGCAGAGCCAACGCCTTTGTAATTCGCCTGCGTAAAAACATCAGCGGCTAACGAAGCCTGATCCGCGCTCAAATTCCAAGCGTTCATTACGTTAACCAACGCGCCTGTGGTTTGAGCGAGATCAGCCTGATTTGCTTCAGAAGCGGCAACGGCGGCTTTCATAATCGCCATGTGCTTTGACGCATCTGAAACGTTTGTCGCAACATCGGCGAAGGCACTGGCAACGGCTTCCGGCCCGGCAACAGAACGAATGCTAAGCAGTTCTCGGCGCATAACGCCAATTTCTTCATTAGTTGCGCCAAGCCCTGCCTGAATATTTTTAAAGGAAGATTCCATTGACCCTGCTATGCGCGAAGGCTGATCCATAGCGTCAGACAGGGCTTTACGCATCGGTTCGGTCATGCTTGTCATCATCGCCATGTCAGCGGCGAGGCTAGTCATTGAGTTGTTTTTATTAATTTCATCTAATGCGCCTTTCATTCCGGCTATACTATTTTTAGCGTCATTAAAGCCGGAAGAAAAAGCGTCTTTAAAAGCAAGTGTTATCGAACTAGCGAAATTCATTTTTTACCGTCCAATGCCTTTACTATTGCATCTTGTACGATGCCCACTTCAAATTCCCGAACAATCCGTGCTTGCTCATACTTCTCCATGAATTCGTCAAAGCCAAGCTTGCCAACGTCTTCACCCAGAAATCGCCTGATAAACAGGCGAATCCGGGTGATGCCGTCTACAGCTTCTTGCTCTTGGTTGAGAAGTTTGCACCGAAGAAAGGGCTAATTTCCTCCTGTACAAAGAAAGCGTATGCCGCCGGATATTCCCGAAGCTGATCAATAATCGGCCCCGGTTCAGGATAAATGATAAGCGACTGAATGAAGTTCAGGTTTGCCACCGGAACGCTTTTCTGTGTCGCTTTCGCGTAACATTCGCCGTCAGCCACTGTCGGTTTACGGTAAACAAATTCTACCTTGTGCGTTTTACTATCCGCATCGGTGAAGTTGATCTCACCTTCAAAGATTCCTTCGGGGTGAACGTCTTTGAGTTCCTTGATTTTCTCTTTGGTTAACTCCATACAAACTCCTTAAATTTAATTGAGTCCCGGAACATAAGCCGGAACGCCGTTTGAAATCAGCGGCGCGGTTAAATCTCCCTTGAGGGGAACCTTCAGATTCGTGTCGCCTTTGGCGGCAGAGAAATCCCTTTCGTTGACTTTCACTTGCAGAGTGTCGGTAATCGGCATTTGACCTGTATGCCCATAACTGACGATAACCGGGAAAGGAGGCATATTATAAAATCCTCCGTGAGTTGCAGAGTATTTGTTCATCAGTTCGTATTCAGCCCTGCCTATTTCCATCTCGCAACTGCCGGAATATTCTCCGCGCCCGATCCCTATTGGAATACTGTTTGAGCCTGTAATGACCTTATCGTCTTTTTTATCCTTATAGGATATTTTTTCAAACGTGAGGCTCAAGCCAGACGGCAAAATCAATTTGATTGATTCAAAATCGTAAATAATACCGTTAATCATTCTTCACCTCCAAGGGCTGGATTCATGTAAGCGATCTCGTTTTCGATGTAACTCCACTTTCCGAGTGGAATAATCCGCACTTTTGTACGGAGTTTTTTGTCTGCGAGGATATTCTGTCCGGATGGAACGACCACATAACCGTCAGTTATCTCTTTGTTTGTTTTCATGGTTTCCAGCGGAAACTGGCTCTTCGCCACAAACATTTCGATTCCTTCCGGAGATCCGTCTGCGCCGATGGAAACTGTATCGTTCAGAGCCGGAAGCTGTGCGACATAGAGATTACGGCAAGCCTTGTCCATGACCCTGCGGCGTTCCACAAGATCAAAATCGCTTCCTTCATCGCTCATCATTTGACCGGAAGTAATATAAATTCCTTTGCGTCCGACATATTTCCGCGCTGTCACATAACCTGCGTTTTTCAGGTTTTCGATGTGTCCATCGTTAATTCCTTCCGGCATCAAAGCGGTCGCGGCGTTGATCCCTCCGAACTTCACGGCATCGGGGCCGTCCTGAACTTTCCGCGCGGCGACCGTTCCGCAATAAGTTCCAATAAGACCGCGCAAATCGTTTTGTCCGTTGGCATCAGCCTCCATGATATATGCGGCGCATACTTGCAAGCGAGATGAACCAACAGAGCCGCGCTCTTCAGTACAAAGAGCGTTAACCCATGCATCGAGCGTTTCCCCTGCTTTCAAATAACGCGATTGCACCACAAAAAACAGATACTGGTAAATTTCGGCGGCTTCATTTGCTTTGGTTGCAAGGGCTGACCACATAGGAAAAGCTGACGTTCCGGCAATGGAGATAAACTCAATCGCCAGTTTCGCTTCAAAGATTTTATTAACTGCGGCTAACACTTCGCCGTTTGTCGCGGACGGCGCGGTTGTCTCAAACGTGAAAGTATCACCCTCTTTGAATCCTGAACCGCTGGGATTAAATTGCAGGGTGAGTCCTGTACCGGGAATGTTATATTTTGCATCTCCGTCAGGAACTGTGATCAGTTTGCCGGGCAGTTCGTCAATTGTGATCCTGAAAGTGGCTTCATTGAGACCGCCATCGCTTTCTAAAGCGACAGTGATTTTATACTCGTTTCTGGGATTGCCAGAGACGGTAATCGTACCAACGCCTTTATTTTCAGCACCGGATTTTACAGCCGACACAGTTCCGGCTATTGTTCCTTCAAGGGCAATCACCGAAACTTTTGTCTTGGAAATGGAAAGCGCACTCACGAGAAGGTCTCTCAATGGGCCGTCACCGATTTTTTTCTCCACTTGATCTGCTTCAGTGAAGGTTAAAATTTCATTGCAGGGTTTTTCGGCAACACCGATGGCGGCAAAACAGCCGTCAGCCTGTGCGCCCTGGACTCCCATCGCACCGTCCAGAATATCGTTTTTAATACCGGGTAACATTATTTACCTCCCATTGGTGCGCCTAAAAATTCTTTAACAGCCGTTTGAAAGTCTGTCTCCGGCATCCGTTTTCCGCTTGCCCATTTCTTGGATTGCATAACAGCCGCAAAGATCGGCGCATCGACCTTTAAATTTGTGGCGTGTTCCTCAATAGTGGGAAGTTCGTTTTTTTTATTGGACGGCTTGCTTCCGCCCAAATCACCCTGACCATTCAGGGGATTGTTTTCATCTGGTTTGGACATAAATCCTCCTTGCTTTTATTAGGCGATCTCGCCGTCATCATGTTCAGTCTGTTTAATGACTGGAACTTCTTTTGCTTTACGCGCGGCGGTTCCGGTGAATATTACCGCGATCACTGACAAATAAGGCTTGTTAAGACTGCTGGTGTGATCGGAGTGTTCTTCTGCGTCTATTCGCACATGACACTCAAAGCCGTCATATTCCCATTGACTTGGAATTTCTGGAATGATACTGCTGGTTAACTCATCCGCTTTATCTTCGCCGTCTGCCCAAATCCGAATCAGGATTGGCAGATTGCGATGTCCGCGCACATATCGTTCGCGGTACTGCTTTGGCTCACCTTCAAAATATCTTACTATCCGCGCTCCTGAAGCATCGAATTTACCGGGGTTGGTTATCAAAGCAACAGTTGGGAATTTTCTTGCCATGATCTCGCGTGATTCATCAGCAACTGATTTCACGACATTAATTCCCGGTACGGTTTCTTTAATAATGTTTTCAAGCAGAGTTTTGGCTTCTTTTATCACCTCACGCCTCCAGCCCCAGAAGTTTCTGTACCGCCGGATCGCTCAAGATGCGGCGGTCAAAATCTTTCGGCACTCCCATGTAAGGTCGCGCCGGAATGGTTGTTTTGTTTTCCCTTCCGGCTTGCCCTCCTAACTGGTGTATTCGGGCATATATCATATTCGAGCCGAATATTACCGAGCCATCAGGGAACGCTTCGAACATAAGAGATCGCTTCAGTTGACCGCCATAATTCAAAATCGGATTTGTCGATCCGTCAGAGCGCGGCTCCTTTAGCGATTCCCAATTTTTTCCGTCAACAGGTTCTTTCTCTTGTTCAAAAGCTTTCTTGCTGATATAGTCCAGTTCGAATCCTGCAAACTCCGCAATCTTCTTCAGATCAGGCATTGACGCTTTAGAAAGCGCGTCAATGATAGATTGAAATTCGGAGTCATTATATTCTGCGTGAACTATACCAGCACCAGCCATTTTAGAATCCTTTAAAACCTATTCGAGGCATAGTGGAAACTTTTACCACGTCCGGCGGTAGAGATACTTCTTCAGTATTTGTATAACCGGGTATTTTGAATTTACCCTCCGCGACCTTTGCCAAGAATTGTCTGGCGTTTTTCGCTTCTTCAATAATCGCTTTACCGCCGGGATCGTTTTCAAGAACGCCTGCGCTTAATACAAGGTTTGCCACCGCGATATCAACACAATACTTTCTCAAATTTTCAGGCGTGTTCGCTATTGGCACAGTATATCCACCGGAAATTAAATATCCGTCAATTTCCGCGCTGGCGTTTCGTATAGCGCGATCTACCGTGTTGGCATCCAAACGGCTCCAGCCAGCGATCCGGTCGGCTCCGTAAGCCGCATTCAAATCGTCTTGTGTGCAGTATGCCATGATACCCTCCACATTAATTTTTCCCTGATGGGAATCCGACATGGCGTTATTCGACACTCCGGCAAAAACCGGAACGAACAATGCCAAGATTAAAAGCAGTACAATTAAAATCTTTTTCATGTACTTACCTCCTAAAAAAATTTGTTTCGAGCCAACGGCTCGATTAAAGAGCCTCTTTAATGGTGTAGATGAGATCGTTGCAGACCACAAGTTCATCGGTATTATGAGCAACCTGTATGTATTCGCCGCCGAGAACACCGCCGTCATCTTCATCCCATGTCCGAACCACATAACCTTGATTGTCTGCTTCTTTGTACTTAAGCATGAGTGTTTTTCCGGCGCAGGGCTGATCCCACTCGTTGCTGACATGGGCGAGAACAATCGCATCGCCCCAAATATTTTTAGGGTCAACAGAACCTTCGTTATTCTGCTTGCCGAAATCAGCGCGACCCTGTGATATCATCACCCTGTCGATTCTAAAAAGTTTCGCAAGAGTTTCTTCGCTAACTTTTTTTATCAGGTTGGCTTCGCCAAGTTTGGCGATGAGTTTCGGGTGATACTCAAGCGCGTCATAGATCGACTCGTTGAAAATCATGAGGTTTGGTCTGAAGAACAATTTGGCAATGGCATCTTTTATAGCTTCATAGGGATCGCCGCCAGCGTTTGAAATCTTGTTTGTTTTTGCGTTGCCAGTACCAGAAAGAGTAGTGGAGCGACCGGGGAGATTGAGAACTTTATCGGCAATACGTTTTTCCTGCGAGAGTTCCAGCTTGCTTACCAAAAGTTCCGCTTTCTGTTTTTCCCAAGTTTTGAAAGGGCCGTCCATAAATTCCAAGTCATCACTGTCGATAAAAGACTTGAGTCCATGCGGAGTTGTCGCATATTGTTTTGTTTTTGCCGAAACCGTATATTCACGGGCTTGGCTTCTCTCTCCAGCCATTGTGGTATCGGGAACTTTAAATGCGGCTTCTTTATCGAACGTCGCAAACTTGCCGGACGGTTTGGTTACCGGAATGCGCGGAAAAATAAATGAGCCAACAAGCCCTTCTCTGACTTTCTTCGAATAATCTACCGCGAGATTTGAAAGTAACGGATCGATATAACCATATTTTCTTGGCATTTGAAACCTCCTTAAATTTTTATGAAGCCGCGCTCGATCAGCACGTCAACATAATCGCCAGCGGAACCGCCTTCAAGGAAAATTCCGACTGTTTTGTAATCTCCTGCCGTTGACGGCAGAACCTCAAGAGAACCTGAAGTATCTTTTTTCAGGATCGCTTTCTTTCCGGCGGCAACCGTTCCACCAGCCAGAGCTTTAGCGACTCCATGCAAAACAATTCCGATCTCTTCATTTGCGGTCTTCGCTTCGTTCGCCTCGAAGGGATAAAGACCAATAAAATCTCCTGCGCCGTTATCTCCGGGGGCTTTGACTTTGTTGTCAGCAGTTCCCTGCACAACGGCGCATCCGGGGTTGATCACCGATTCGGCGATATAGGCTCTCCTGTTAATCATGAGTATCCTCCTCTTCAAAAAGTTCGGGCTTTTCCGCATACAAGGCGTTTGCGGCATCTGCGAAGCTTGGCAGATTTTTTTCTTTCTGGAACGCTTTGATCTTCGCGGTCAGATCGGCAGAATCTGCCGCCGGAGCCGGAGCGTTCTTTTTGTCCGCTGTGTGCTTCCCGGACAAATCGACTTTTTTCTCCAGCGAGGAGAATAAGGCGCGGTATTCTTTCCGCTCCTCGTCACCTAACCGTGAGTCCAGCGCGACAGCTTTCTCGAAATCGGCAGGGGTCATTTTTCCCTCATCCCGAAGTTTCCCGAAGAAAGCTTCAGCGTCCTGTTTTCTGCCTGCGTTTTTCAGCTCTTCGTTTTCTTTTTTGAAAGCGGCAAGCTCTCCGGCACTCTTTTCGAGTTCCGCGATTCGGGCGTTGCTTTTTTCAAGTTCCGCCTGCAATTCGTCAGCAGTTTTCATTACTGATTCCTCCTGTGTTTTCTCCTGCCCTTCATAAGACAGGGATTTTATATCGTCAGCGTTCATCTTTCTGGTGAACGTCGAGACGTGACTTTCTTCATCAGCGGTATTGACAACACCGCTTGAGAAAAAACTTTTGAGACTGAACATTGTGGGAATTTTCGTTCCCGTAACCGCCGGAGTATCCCGACCCAAGAGAGCAATCGCCCTCAAATACGGAGGATCATCTTTGTTGACCTTGTCAAACTCAAAGATTTCAACGGAAATGTAGCGTAACTTTTTCTCCGCAATGGCATGGCGAGCCTCAAGAGAAAAATCATTAATAGTGGCATAAACCTTTCCGTCTTTGTCCATCCGCACACTTTCCACCCAGCCGTGCGCGTACTGATCGGAATCACGCATGGCGAAGGATCGGTGTCCAATTACCGCAGGGGCTTCGAGATTGTTGACCGGATCGTAAGCGTCAACCATCTTTTTTACTCGCTCTTCCGACCAGTCTCCTTGTGGATATTTCCCGGCTTTAAATACAAATAGTTCAGGCATTTTCCGCACCTCCTGTAAATCCTGAAAAATCGCCTCCGGCATCGCCGGAAACATAGGCTTTAATAGGCTTTAAAAGCCGTTCAAATTCGATTGCTTGCCTAAAGGTGGTAGTTGGATACCCTTTTTCGATTCGGGCGCGTCCTGTGGGCTTTCTTGCCATTATTGCACCTCGTCCAAAATTGCCGCTTCCGCTTTCCTTCGCGGCATATAAATCTGATGCGATGCGCTCCAGTTTGAAGGATTGCGAAGGCACTCTGCGGCTTCCTTGTACGCTCCCTGTTGCATATTTGCCCATGCATTCGCCAAGCCGGGAGAATCCGGTCTTTTTGGAGTTCCGAATTGATAATGAAGAGATACCGCTACCGCTTGGGCTTCCTTCGGAGCGTTTTCAAAAAGTTCACGACCGAAAATTGTCGCCGCTTGTTCTATGTAGCGGTTATGAACTGCCGTGTCGATCTCCTCAACTTGTTCGGCAGTAATGGTGAACGGATCGCTCTGAAGCTTTTTTAACGCTTCTTGTTTCTGGAGACCGATATACGGAGCAAGAATGGCGAGAGTGGAAGCGGATATTCCCATCACCGCAAGCCCTTTCATGGTCTGCTGACCGAGATCGACTCCGGTCGCAATCGTTACTCCCGATGCACCTAACGGCGCACCTTTATCGGGGCTGTCACCGCCGTAATATGTTCCCTGATAGCAGGGAATGTATCCGCGAGCTATTGCTTTGCCTTCAAATCTGGCAAGAACCGATTCAATGTACTTTTTGTTAATCATAAAAAACCTCCTCGATTAACTTGACTTCGCTATAAAGCGGAGTTATATTTGATATAGAGATGACCGCCGAGAACCCAATATGAGAGCAGGGGGACGTTGCCAAGCAAGGTTGAGGCAGTAGGGATCGTGACCCTACCCGGCGGTTATTTCCCTTTAATCGTGACATATCGCCCTCCCAAATATTCGTAACTTTCCACTATTTCCATTGTTACGAGTTGCATTGCGGTTGCTACTTTACTTCTTCGCACATCGTTTGCATAAAAAATGATCCTCAATGTTTTTGCATTCCCCATATCTTTGGTAAAATGTAAACAAATACTTTTTTCATTCTTTTTTTTACTCTCTCTCTCCTCTAAAAATATTTGTTCTGGTGCGCTATAAGTCTTATAGACCGTTTCAAAATCCTTAATATCAACCGTTTGGTTTATAAGCCTCTGAATTTCATCTTGTGGTTTATTTGCGGCTTTCGCTTCCTGTATTCGTTTATGTTTATGCCCCATGCTGTGCCAAAGATCATGGTCTGTCGCCATCGTCTTGGAATCAAACACACCTACTTTTTTACGGACTGCATCATAATCAGCTTCGCTCAAATTTCCGATTTGAAACATTGTACGTGTTGGTTTGTAATTTGCCTCATTTGCGCGTTCCGCAATAACCTTCCACTCTTCTTTTGGAAGAATAGTACCATTCATGCTCTGGTTGTAATTTTTCATTACAGTTTCCAGAAACGGTTTTCCATTTTCGTCATTGTGTTTAGCGAGATATTCGTAATTAGAAAAGTTAGGTGCTAAAGCTTCACGACCCGGATTATATTTCCACTCCGGCGGTGCAAAATTATTCCAGTCAACGGCATTGCCGTTTCGGTCAACCATTGCCGGAGGATTTCCGTCCGCATCGGATTTTAATATTTCCACTCCTTCGCGCTCTGCACCTGCTTCGCTCAACGTAACTACTGAACATTCACAGCCCCAGCCGTTAGGTGGTCTATTTTCATTCCAGAACGGATCATCCCATCTGAAAGCCTTGTCATGTAAGGCAAGATGATCTTCCCGCCGATTTTTCCCAACGAGCTTAGAAACATATACCCAAATGGGTCGCATATCTGCGCCGCGCACTTGCTGGCGATATCTTCCGGCTTCATAAGCCGTTCTCATGTTGACGTGATATATAAGACCGATCCGCCAGTTGATGTAATCTTTATCATTCGGCCCCTTGTCATCTCGACCACCGTACCAGCCTTTAGCTTTCATAAGGTCGTGCATTTCTTCTTTGAAATTATTAAAACTTTTACCTTCAGCCATCGCTGTATTGAGTAGCCCGAAAATGTCGTTGAGAATATTAGCCTGCATAGAATGAGCGACCGTGAAAGCGTGAGCGTGTTCTCCATGTTTTAGATCATCCCATCTTTCCGTTTCCACAATGGCTTTTCGTGAAAGATATTTTTTTGCTTCAACAGGATCGGGAATACAATCAGCCACTTTTACGTCCTCCCTTTTCTCCGGTCTTCGCTCCTATCTGACTAGCGGCATACCGAACTTCGCTAAGCAAAGCGGCACACCGCTCCGGCTTTAATTTTTTATAAGCGTTTCCAAGAGCCGCAAACGCTTCGTCATAATCTTTTACTTGCCCCAGAGCGTCAACTAAAATGTCAATTGTCGCATCAGTTTCTTTCTGTGCGGCTTTCAAAATAGTGGATTCAAAGCTGTCCATGAGATCGGTATCTTTTTCCAGTTCCTTTTCATCTTTGGAAGCGAAAAGCATGGCGAGCTTACGAAAAAAAGACTTCTTTTTATTTTTCTTTATGTTTCCACAACCGCAAGAACAATTTACAGGATGTTTCCGAACAGGGATTATTTGATTAAAGCCGGGAAATGAATCACCTCCGGACGGCTCCGAAGCAAGATCAAAATCATCTTCTTGCATTCCGTACTCTTTGATGAAGTAATCTTTTTTTGGTCTCCAGCCAAGAGTGTGTAATTTCGTGTCACGCTCTGCGCGAGAAGCTTGGAGATCTTCATCTTTAACAAATTGGAATTGAGGTGGAGCGGCATCCGCGCCGAAATTATAAAAAGTATAGACAGCCGCCAATCGGTTAAAAGCCGCGCTGATTCTGCGGCGGTCTGCGGCGGCGAGGTCTCCTCTTACAAGATCATGCGCTTTTGCGGCGGCGAAGCTTCCGACATCGCCAACTTCGGTCGTGAGAGTTTGTCCGAGTACCGCTTTGGATATTTCCTGATTCGCCGCTTGAATGTAAGAATGATGAACATCCGAACTGCCTTTTTTATCTGCCGCAGAGGTGATTGTTATTTCCGCGCCTTCAGGCATGATTGCGACCGCATCGGCAACCATATCTTCCAAACTTTCAAGAAGTTCTTTCTTAAAAGTTTCACTGGCGTTAGGTGGATATTTTCCGAACGCGAATGAACCGCCGTATTTTTCAACAAATACAGTCCACCAACGGAAGCCATTTTTTTTGAAAGTTACAGGCCAGAAGCATTTTGAAAAAACTTTAACGCCATAAGGGTTCGCGTAACTCGGTCGATGTTGACAAAGTAAAAAACGATTCTCCGGCAATTCTTCTGTTCCGATAGCTCCGGTCTTGAGTACCAGTTTATTTTCTTGATTAAACTCAAACCATTGCGGAGGCTTTCCAACGATATTTGATATTCCCCATTTTTTTTCTTTCAAAGTCCAAAGTATTTCAAGCGGAGAATAACCAAACGCGACAGCGTCCATCATCTCTTCGATAATTCGGGGAATGTCCATATCTTTTAATTCTTCAGCGAATGCGTCTGCAAATTCTTTTGAGCCGGAACTGTCATCACCCGGCTCCATGAACCATTCCGCGCCGGATGTTGCCGCGCATCGAATACTCCACACGCTTTCAAGATGGCTGTCGGTTAAAAGTTCCTGTAACGCCGTGATTCCCCTTCCCATTTTTTTCAAAACAGGATCGGGATCGGGGAGAGTACGCACCAGCCGCACAAAATCATTTGCGCGGTTTCGGGTAGCAAAATGATCGCCGCCGGAAATATTTACATCGGGAGTGTCGGAGACGGTCTTTTTTTCATCTCCTATTTTGGAATCAGGTGACCATTTTTCAGCCATTTGTTTTCTCCGCAAAAATTTCGTTATAAGTATTTTCAAAAATGGCTTTCAGATCGTCTGAATAATCAAATCGTTTTTGATTGATACCGATTGACTTTATAATATCACCGTTATTATGCCTCTTACTTGCCGCATACCAATCGCAAAACATTTCGACAATATCAACCAGCGTCATTCCCCTGATACCGTTTTCAAAATGCTCCGGGTGATGTCTGTTGACCGAATAATGATGCTTTAAAGCTGGTTCAAGTTCTTTTAAGAATTGCTTATACTCATCGCTTCCATAAGTTGAACTAGCGAGTTTTTGCGTATAATTGTCAAAATGAGTTACTTCCGGCGGTTCTAATTTTGACAAGTCATGTTTGGAAATACGATCTACCAACAGCATCGCAATCTCCAAGATAAAATCTCCGACCTTAAGAATGTGTTTTGTTGTCTCTGGTACTGAAGAATAATTTTCTATTTGCATTTTAATACCCCTCCATTATTCGCGCCGCTTCTCTTGAGTGAGTTGATTTCGGTTTCCCTGCGCGGCGTTTTTTAGCGTACTCCAGCAGTTTCCGCACAACGCCTTCCAGCGCATCGGGGCCGTCTACAAATTCGCCGTCTGGAAATTGCAAGAGTTGATCAATGAGTTCTTTTTGATCTTTATCTTTTTTCAAAAATCGAATAACGCCGTTTTCAATTGGCGCGGACAGCGTTCCTTCAATTCTTGTGATTTTGTTGATGGTGTTGGTTTCCGCTTTGTACGGAATATAATATCCTTCGCGTTCAGCGGCGGCATCAAATATATTTGACAATAAAGCCTGACCGCCATTATCCTCATAAAACATCCAAGCTGGATTGTAATTCTCATAAATCAAATACATTCCATCGACCATTCGGGAAACTGATTCCTTTCTGATGCGAGCCTTCAAAATATAGATCGCGCCTTCGCTGGTAATTCCGGCGCAGATTGTCGCTTTATAACAATGTTTCTCCTCCGCTTTAACGGACGGATCTGTCCATGAAAAAATATGCGTGAACCTTTGTCCGAGAAGTTCCTCTTCCGCATAGCCTTTTATGTGTTCCTCGCTAAAAATTCTTTCATCAAGCGCGATGGGAATAAGTAGAAATTCTTGGTTATATGATCTTGAGCCGATTGCTTTTTTAATTCTTGCGAGCCGCGCCGTGGGGAATTCTTCATTCCATGTCGGTTTTCCTTTTGACTCTGCCGGAAACTTGAACGTCTTAACAGGGCTTATATCGTCTGACCCTTTTTCAAGTGTGCTTGCAACGCACTGCGTATTGAGAGGAGTGGCTGGAATAATCAATGAATAATTTTCAGCGAGAGCCGGAATCAAATCTTGAGTGATCCACTCAATCGTCTCTCTGACAAATTTACGGCTCTTGGCTCGCTTGCGGTTTTGGATATCATCGCACCTAACATAATCCGGTCGGTTCGGGCCGTGAACAAATCCGCGAGGGTCTTGTCCGATTGATACGGAGCGAACTCCGACCTTCTTACCGCCGGAATCAGGAAGATGGACAGTGAAATTTTTTATACCGGGATGTTGGTTCGGTAAAAAGAAATCTCCGAAGTCATTATGAAGTCGCTGGTTATATAATAATTCCAGAAGAATGCGTCCGGTAAATACCGCGCTTTTTTCTTCGTTGTAAGAGGAGAAAATCATAAAGTTTCGATTGCCGTAAACTATCTCATGAACCGGATCGAGGAACGTGAAGTATGTGGACTTGCCGCTTCCTCTGAACGCTTGTAATAAAACAGGTTCGGCTTCTATCAGCCTTATTTTTTCCCATTCCTTGTGGAACTTTGCGGAGTCTTTTTTTACATAGTCAGGGAAATACGTTCTGCCAAATTCTTCAATGTTTTTCTCGCACTTTTTTTTCCGGTCTGCTTTCGCTTTGGGAGAATTGTCAAGGAACAGCGGACGAGCGAGGATTTCTTCTCGCAGTTCATTCCATGCGGCTTCTAATTGTTTCGCAGTCCGTATTTCCATAACTAAAATATTCCCTTTGAAGTTGTGTATTCTTTAAGAGCCGTATAAATACGATCCCAATGCGGCTCCATTAGACCTTTTAAATCCGGCTCGTTTTCGGCAAGCCAGATGTTGATTACTTTGATAAGATCAAGCGCAACTCCCAGATATTGTCCTCTCGTGTCAATTTTTTGCATAACGCTAATGTGTTTTGATATCGCGTCCGCAATCTTTGAATCTGCAAGCAGTTCGGGGTTGGCTTTGATCTTGATCATCCAAGCCTTGACGCTCTCTGCATAAATTGCTGTGAGTTCTCGCGGACTCATAAGGTATATGCGCCGCTGAACTTCCCAATCAAGGGCTTCGCCTTTTTCTGCCGCATCCGCTTTCCAGCGGTAAACTGTCCCCGGGTCAACGCCCAATTGATCTGCGATGGCTTGGCAATTCATAGACTGCCTTACAAAGAGACGTTCGGCTTCTTCCCGCTTATCGTTCAATGCCATCAGTGAAGATTCCTTTTCATCAATTCTTTTAATTCATCCTGAAGCTGACGGAATCCGCTTTTTATATCAACTTTGATTTCGTCTAATGACTTCATCAAAATATTTTGCTGGTTTTCAAGTACAACGATTCGTTCAGAATGTCTGGCAAGAATATCATTAAACTCACGCCATTGACCTTGACTTTTTAGGCGATCCTCTTCGGCTCTTTTTATCATGAGTTCTAACATCTCATCTGATCGCCGTATTGCCGCCGCCAACTCTTCTTTTGATGCAAGGGTTTTCATTTCGATTTTGTGATTCGCAATAGATTCGCCGTGTTGTGTTATTTTCCCCTTGAACACTCCGATGGCAATAAATACGCCGCCAACGGATATGACGGCGGCGATTATCGGAAAAATTATACTTAAACTCATTTCTCCCCTCGGTAAAACCAAATGATAACTTCCAGCCGTCCGGAGTATTCCTTCAAGGCTATGATGTTACGCTCAAGAGCGCGATAATCGTTATACGAAAGCCACAAGCCTCCGTCATGATGATCCTCGAATTGTACAGGCTCCATTTCAGGAGCCGTTGGCAGAGGCGGCGCAAGAGCGTTCATCGCCTCTGCCCATTCTTGAACTGACGCTAAATATTCTTTACTTGTAGTTTTGCAACTACTTAAAAAGACTGTTAGCGCGAGTAATAAGATCGGAATCAAGAGTCTTTGCAAGTTCTTTCCGTTCCGCATTCGCTTCCCCCTCAATTTTTGCGGTCTTATCCAGAGCCTTCTGGAGCCGTTCAGCTTTTTCCCTGACTTCCGTGAATGCACTTCGCAGGGTCTGCATTTCTTCTGTTACTTTTTTCGCTTTCTTGCTTTGGAATATGGCAATGAAGATCGCCACAGTAGCAACCAAAGCAAAAACAAGCAGAACGATTAATAAAAATTGAATCATTGTTTTTCCGGCCCCTCGTCAGTGGCGATTTTATTACCCTCAATTCCGCTGATGAGACCGCCGATAACAATTAAGAATCCAACTCCAAAGCATAGGTACAGTGAATTCATCTCCCGCTTATAAATACCCGAAATAACAAACGCCTCCGCAAGCAGAACGGCGAATATGCAAAGGGAAATTAGATAACGGTGAAAATTGACTGCTTTGTATTCTCCCGCCTTGAGTTCTCTCGTTTTGTGGATCATTGTTAATATGTCCACTCCGAGAAAAATTCCGACAATCCCGGTGAACGCGCCGGAGATCGAAGTTACGGTCAAAGAGTCCGTAACAAACCACACAATTCCCACCACAAAAAGAGTTGCGAGAATGAGCCAGAACACCTGAAGTTTTTTTGTTGTCATTTGAATACCCTCCTGATAGATATGCGTGTGGGAAGATTAAGGAGCAAACACCTTCCCACACGCATTTGGGTGAGACAGCCTTAAAGACAATTCACCCCGTGTTTGAGAGGAGTTTAATTCGTATCAATTCAAATTTTCAAACAAGATATTTGAAAAAAATAATTTCTTCAAATAATTTGAGAGAATATTTTTATATGGAAGATTATACTTCTTGATATGGCTGGTGCTGGTATAGTTCATGCGGAATATGACAACGCCGAATTTCAGGCGATACTCGACGCTCTCTCAAAAGCGGCAATGCCCGATCTCCAAGCGATTGCGGATTTTGCCGGAGGGGAACTGGACAATATCAGCAAGAAAGCATTTAAACAAGAAAAAGACCCTGTTACTCAAAAAAGATGGGAAGAGTTAAAGAAGCCTCGCCCTGACGGATCGACAAATCAGCTACTGCATCCAGACGGGCAATCACACGGACAATTGTACAGGTCTTTAATTTGGCAAGGCTTTCCTGACGGCTCGGTAATATTCGGTTCAAATGTGGTATATGCCCGTACTCACCAAGAAGGAAGAGACGCTATTCCTGCACGTCCTTACATGGGAGTACCGCAAGGGTTAGATCGCAAGATTTTGAATGATCCTGTGATACAAAAACTTCTTGGGCTATAAAAAAAATAGGGGCAGAGACACACACAAGCCTCAACCCCTATTAGGTGAAAACACCATCTTACTACGGTAAAAATATCGTAATTTATTTTTATTTAGCTGTCAACTTTTTTTGTCTAATTTTTCTGATAATTTGCCAGACGATAAAAGCGGCAACTACAATACCAGCCCCAACTAATCCAGTATATGCGCCAGCAGCAATAAACGCACCGATCCAGAAAAGACAAGCAAAGATAAATAAACAGCCTTTTTTAGTCGCCGCTTCTTGCGCCGCTTTTTCTTGAATATCTATCTCGTCATCTTCAAGGTTAAAAAACGGATCATCTTTTTTATCTTGTTCAAAAAATAATTGATAAGATCGCCCTTTCTCTTCACGGCGGATAAGCCCTTCTTTTTCGGCAAAATAAAGCACATAAGACAAATCTTCTTTCTTGTGATTTGAAAACTCTTTGTATAATTCAGTTTGCAATATCCCCGGATGTTCTTTAATCCATAAAAGAGGATGTTTTAATAATAGACGATAATTTGGATCACGTTGTACTGCAAAATTATAATATTCTGTTTTAAGTTTTTCCAGTAATGGTGTGAGCTCAGGGTGCTCTGTTATTTTCTCAACCTGTTCAAGACTTTGAACAGCTTTTAGATATAATCCCCTGACTTTTTCAAAATTATGATTTCTTTCTTCCTGTCTAGCCTCTCGCCAACAGTCAAATGCCGTTTCTGTTCTTTGAAGAATAAAATCATCAAGAGAATATTCTGGGTGTTCTTTAGCATACTGTAACACATTTTCTTTCCAAGTATTCAAACCTTTTATTCGTTCTTCTTTTCTACTCAAGATATTACTCCTTATTACTCATCTAAATTCGGGTGTATCCAATAAAGAACACGCCCGAAGATTGTTAATCTGTCATCTAAATCTTTTTTGTTAAGAGTTACCATTAGTTCGGCTTTCTCCAAATCAGCAACACGGACGGAATAGATTTTTATTTTATCCATGTCAAATTCCAACCGCTTACAGTATACTTCTCCATCCAGAGCAAAAACGTAAATACCGTCAGGACACCATTGGTCTACCGCTGAATTAAAGAGGACATAATCTCCATTCCGTATCCCTGCTCCAAGCATCGAAGAACCTTGTACACAAAGGGCAAATAGCCGTTCGATTTTGAGTTGTGGAATTTGGTCAAAAACATCTATGTACTCGACAATATTGTTTTCGTCCTGCCAGTCTATACCAGAACCGCAGGAGACCTTTTGCCGGAGTAGTGGGACTTTATAGCCGGATTTTTGGGTATTTACAAGGGATTTTTCAGGGCTTGAAAGAAACATTTCCCCTTCGCCAGTCTCAAGCCAAAGAGGATTAAAATTCAGTTTGTTTATCAAAGCCAAAATAAAATCAGGGCTTGGATTTTTAGATTTTCCTTTTTTTATATCTGCAATATAACGGGGAGAAAACCCCAAAACCTTAGCAAGGCTTAGTTTTTCCCCATTTTCTCGTGTTTTGAGAAGTTTTTCTGCTTGTTCGATAACTCGTAAAATTTCCAAAAATTCCTCAATTTTTCACTCGATATATCTTGACATAAGTTCGATATATCGAGTACATTGTATTACAAGGTGAATTGCTTTAACAATCCACTCAAAAAAAATGTGGGAGGGTCCGGGAGCGAGCCGGATTTATTCCCCCCACATAACTTTAACAATCCGCAAAAGCGGAAAGGAGACTTAATATGGCACGAACACGTTCATCTAAAAACACCATGCCGCCGGAGGGTAGCTGGCTCAAATTCCAGCTTGACCTCCGCAATATCAAACTCGAAGCGGTCGCCCAAAAAGCACGACGTTCCGTATCAATGGTATCACAAGTCATTACAGGGGTCAAGAATTCAGAATCGGTAAAAATAACCCTTGCCAAACTGCTCGGATACGCCAGTTACGAGGATTTACTGGAGGAAGCCCAACGGCAGACAAAGAGAGGTGCGGCATGAGTAAAAGAAAATTTGACATCCATGAAACACCTGATTTTTATACAACTTGTTTTTTTATTGAAAGGCAGCTTAAAAAATTTATCCCTTCTTCTTTACGTTTTGAAGCAACCTGCGCAGATATGTCGCTTTATTACCATGAAAACGAGGGATTTTCAATAAGCACATATTTAGACTGTGCAGGCGCAGCAAATTTCGCTAGGGAGGCGCTCAAGAAGATTGGAATAAGAGTCACCAATGACAGACCTCGGGTTAATAAAGAAGCCATAGAGCAGTTTGCCAAAATGCACAAAGCGGAGATATGGGAGGACTATCAGCAAAGGAGAAACAGAAAATCAAGCCCCATGTTAGTGAAACAAAAGTCTCATATAAAAGCCGACTTTTTTAAGAGAATTTCTATTGCTTTTAGATGTTTCTTTTTTAAGAAAAACACACAAGGAGGGAAAAAATGAATTCACCTAACAACGAAGCCGAACGGCAAACATCGGAAACTTTAAAAGGCTCTGATACAAGTTACTCACCTGAAGAGTCAGCATATTTTTTCTCGCAACTGGCAAGAAGTTCATCGGCTTCTTCTCTCAAACGGACTGCTTCATCAAGTATTGAATCTGGTATAGCTTCACCTAAACAAAGCTGACGGGTTTCGCGTATGTCTATAGCTTGTATTAACGTAAGTAACCTGAACCCTAATGAATCATCACCGCTCATAAAGTTCATCGCTGTCCATGTAGCTGTATTTTCATCTGGAAGTTTTTCGACAGATTTTTTGGTTTCCCACTCATATATGCGTTTGGGGCTGTATAGCTTTATCCAATGTAATGCCAGTTTTCTTTCAGCTATGAATCGTATTTGTTCATTCGTCATGGTTTTGCTCCTTAATACAAGGATAACACTAATAAACTAAAAAAAGAAGGGAGGGGAAAATGAAAGAAAATCTGACACCAGAACAAAAGGAAATTGTGGTAATAAGCGCAATGATTACAAACTTGGAAAAAGACATACAATCACTTTTTTATGAAGTGGTTGAAAGGACAAAGCATGATTAACAAATGGTTGACATCTAACG